AGGAGGAGTCTAGTGCAGCGGGTGCTGCTATTACCCTTGTAGGCACCAGCACGGTGTTCTCTTCCTACCCGGCAGAGAAGGTTATATCAGACGGCTATGGCCTCCTCCCCGTGGCCAACGGCGGCACAGGCGCGACGACGCTGACGGCCAACAACGTCCTGCTCGGTAACGGCACATCGGCGGTGCAAGTAGTTGCGCCCGGTACCAATGGTAACGTCCTAACCAGCAACGGTACAACGTGGGCGAGTACGGCTCCGGCTGCCAGTGGCGCAACAGTGGGGCAGGCCATCGCCTTCTCCATCATCTTCGGACTGTGAGGAAATAGGTCATGGCCAATCCAAATATTGTTGCTGTCACCGCCATTCGAGGCGACAACAGCAGCGTCTCGCTGACTACCACCGCAGCCACGTCTATCGTGAGTAACGCCGCGTCAAGCGGCAAGGTGTACAAGATCAACACGATCATCGTGGCGAATGTCGATGGCACCAACGCCGCCGACATCACGGTCAACAAGTACAGCGCGGCGGCACTGGGCGGCACGGCGTACCCAATTGCCTCGACCGTCTCGGTGCCCGCTGACGCCTCGCTGATCGTCGTCGACAAGACCACGTCGATTTACCTCAAGGAAAACGAGAGCATTGGCGCGACGGCTGGTACAGCCAGCGACCTTGTCGTAACTTGCTCGTGGGAAGACATCTCGTAAGGACTGCTCATGTCGCAACGGTATCAGGGCGGCATCCTCGGTGTAGGGTTCAACCCGCTTCAGGCTCCGAATGCACCGACGATTGGCACGGCTACGTCTGGCAATGCGTCCGCGTCTGTGGCTTTCACCGCGCCGGCCAATGTTGGCGGATCGGCCATCACCAGCTACGCCGTGCAGAGCACTCCGGGCGGCGTTGGCGCATCTGGCGCGTCGTCGCCGATTACCGTCTCCGGCCTGACCAACGGCACCGCCTACACGTTCCGCGTCACCGCGTTGAACAGCTACGGGCCTTCGCCCGCGAGCGGGGCGAGTAATAGCGTTACGCCTGCGTTACCGCAGTATATCGCTGTGGCGCACACCACGTCGCCCTTCGTTACCGCGTATCCGTGGTCTGGCTCTGGTTTTGGTACGAAGTTCGCCGATCCGGCCACACTACCTGCGGGATCAATTGGCTTTAGCGCAGCGTTCAGCCCCTCCGGCAACGCTATCGCAGTGGCGTATGGCCCTAATACGCCTCTCGTCACCGCTTACCCATGGAGTGGTTCTGGCTTCGGTACGAAGTTCTCCAATCCGGCAACGCTGCCGACTGGTACCAGCAGAGGCGTAGCATTCTCTCCGGCAGGCAACGCCATCGCTGTGTCGCATGACACCACACCATTCGTCTCTGCTTACCCGTGGAGCGGTTCCGGCTTCGGGACGAAGTTTGCCGACCCCGGTACGCTGCCGACTGGTCGAGGCGAAGAAGTAGCATTCTCTCCCACTGGCAATGCCATCGCCGTAGCGCACGCTGCCACCCCGTTCATCACCGCCTACGCTTGGAGCGGCAGCGGCTTCGGGACGAAGTTTGCCGACCCCGATACGCTGCCGACCGGCATTGGCAGAGGCGTAGCCTTTAGCCCAACGGGCAATGCCATTGCCGTAGCGCACGCTACGGCTCCCCGCGTCACCGCCTATCCGTGGAGCGGTTCTGGCTTTGGTACGAAATACGCCAACCCTGCTACACTGCCCGGAAGCTCCGAAAACGGGAATAGTGTGGCCTTTTCACCTTCTGGCAACGCTATCGCCGTGGCGCACGACGCCACTCCCTTTGTCACTGCGTATCCATGGTCTGGCAGTGGCTTTGGTACGAAGTTTGCTAATCCGGCTACTCTACCGTCCAATGGGAGCTTGGGTGTAGCCTTTAACGCTACAGGCGACGCCATCGCTGTAACGAATGGCTTCACTCCCTACATCTCTGCCTATCCATGGAGCGTCAGCGGCTTTGGAACGAAGTTTGCCGATCCGGCCACGTTGCCAACCGGTCAAGGCAACGGCGTCGCCTTCGGTGCCGGCTAAGGAACCCCTATGACCACGCGCTCCTTCCACACGGGGAACCTCTGATGCCTTCGTATTCCGGCGTCTGGTCGCTTTCCCAGCAGCTTCAGGCGGTGGCGGCTGGAAATTGGCCGGTGCCGCCGCAGCAGTTTATCGCCGTGGCGCATTCCACCACACCATTCGTCACCGCTTACCCGTGGAGCGACAGCGGTTTCGGCGTGAAATTTGCCAATCCAGCTACGCTGCCTACCGGAGAGTGCACCGGCGTAACTTTCACCACCTCTGGGAACGCCATCGCCTTGGCGCATCAAACTACGCCGTTTATCACTGCCTACCCTTGGTCCGGCGCTGGTTTCGGCACGAAGTTTGCGAACCCGGCAACGCTGCCCGCAGGAAACGGCGAAGGCGTAGCCTTTACCCCTTCAGGCAACGCTATCGCTGTGGCGCACTTCACATCGCCCTTTGTCTCCGCTTACCCGTGGAACGGCAGCGGGTTTGGTACGAAGTTCGCCAATCCGGCATTGTTGCCGGCAGCAATTGCTCGTGATGTAACGTTCAACCCGGCAGGCGACGTTATTGCCTCCATATCTGGCCAGCTTGTCAACGCTTACCCGTGGAGTGGCGGCGGCTTTGGTACTCGATTTGCCTACCCGGCCACTTTCCCAACAGGAAACGGGTTAGGCCTTGCTTTCTCGCCTAGTGGCAACGCCATCGCCGTAGCGCATTTCTCAAGCCCATTCGTTACTGCCTACCCGTGGTCTGGGGCGGGCTTTGGAACACAGTTTTCTAATCCGGCTACATTGCCGCCGGGCGACAGCTACGGCATAGCTTTCTCCCCAGATGGCAACGCCATCGCTCTAACGTACAATACGTCGCCATACGTCACCGCCTATCAGTGGAGTGGTAGTGGTTTTGGTACAAAGTTTACCGATCCTGCTACGTTACCGGCGGGCTTTTCTCAAGGCGTAGCCTTTAACTCCACTAGTAATGCAATTGCCGTGGCGCACGCTACGTCCCCCTTCGTTACCGCCTACCCGTGGAGTGGCAGCGGCTTCGGTACAAAGTTCACCAACCCAGCTACGTTACCGGCGGGGCAAGGTATCGACGTGGCCTTTGGGCTGATTTAACCAAGGAGCACAACACATGATCGACCTCAACGAAGAACGCACCAAGATCCTCACTGACGCCTACGAGCACCGTCAGCGCGAGGTCATGCACCACCAGATCAACATCGACAATTACCAGTTGGCGCTGCAAGAGATTGCCGAGAACCACGCCGACTGCGAAGTGATGGCCGAGTTTGCTATCCGCCTACGCGAACTGCTGGGTAGCTCGCTCGTTGAGCAGGCAAAAGAAACCATCATGCGCGACGTGATGGCCAAGCAACTGGAGGCTAACTGATGTTCTACTACCTAAATCCCCCCGGCGGTTCGGCGGTGTATCCCTACACCCTGACCGATCTGCGTCTTGCCAACCCCGGCGTGAAGTTCCCTGTGGACATCACCGACGCCATTGCGGCAGAGTATCACTGCTTTCCGGTGCAGCCGACCACTCCGGACAATGCCCCGACTGGCAAGAAGAACGTGCGCGCCGCGCCTGAACTGGTGGACGGTATGTGGTTCGAACGCTGGGCGCTGGCGGACATCACCGCCGACGAAACCGCCGCACAGTGGTCTGCCGTGCGTGCCGAGCGCAACGCCAAGCTGGCCGCGTGTGACTGGACGCAGCTTGCCGACGCTCCCGTGGACAACCTCCAGTGGGCCGTCTACCGCCAAGCACTGCGCGACTTGCCGAATAGCCAGAGTGACCCGTTTAACGTCGTCTGGCCGACTGCGGGCTAATGAGCAATCGTTGGCCCGGCGGCCTGATCCGCAAGACACCTGTGACGCCCGCTGGCCCGTTCCAGAACGGTGCGGCTCCGGGCGTGTGGACGCTTGCCGAGGCGGCGTATTGGGCGAAGCAGGGGCTGTGGCCGATTGCGGGGAACAAGCAACAGTTTATCGCCGTGGCGCACCAAACTTCGCCCTTCATCACCGCCTACCCGTGGAGCGGCAGTGGCTTTGGTACGAAGTTTGCCGACCCCGCTACGCTGCCAGCTGGTAATGGCCAAGGCGTAGCGTTTACCTCCGCAGGGGACGCTATCGCCGTAGCGCACCAAACTTCGCCATTCGTCTCCGCCTATCCGTGGTCTGGCTCGGGTTTTGGCACTAAATACGCTGATCCAGCTACGCTGCCAGCTGGCACCGGGAGTGGTGTAGCCTTCAGCCCAACGGGCGACGCCATCGCTGTGGCGTCATCTAGCAGCCCTCGTATCTCCGCATATCCGTGGTCTGGCTCGGGTTTCGGTACGAAGTTTGCTAATCCGGCTACGCTTCCTACTGACCAAGGCCGAGGCGTAGCCTTCAGTCCATCTGGCAATGCTATCGCTGTAGCGCACCTTACGACGCCATTCGTCTCTGCCTATCCGTGGTCTGGCTCTGGCTTTGGCACTAAGTTTGCTAATCCGGCTACGCTGCCTACGGGAGATGGCAACGGCGTAACCTTCAGCCCATCTGGCAACGCTATCGCGGTAGGTCACGCTACCTCACCCTTCATCTCGGCCTACCCTTGGAGCGGCAGCGGTTTCGGTACGAAGTTTGCTAATCCGGCTACCGCACTGCCCGGCGCTGGTAACGGCGTAGCATTCAGTCCAGCGGGCAACGCCATCGCTGTAGCGCACCTTAACTCGCCCTATGTATCCGTTTACCCGTGGTCTGGCTCGGGTTTCGGCACTAAGTTCGCTAATCCGGCTACGCTGCCGGGAGTAACCGGGAGTGGTGTAGCCTTCAGCCCAACGGGCGATGCCATCGCCGTATCGGACTACTTCGGTTCCATCATCTCGGCCTACCCTTGGTCTGGCTCTGGTTTTGGTACGAAGTTTGCTGCCCCGGCTACGCTGCCTACTGGTGTTGGCCGAGGTGTGGCCTTCGGCGCAGCATAAGGAAACCCCATGATTGAGCAGCTCATCAGCCGGGTCTGGCCCGAACCACCCACTACGTGATATAGTCCTGTGTCGCAGTTAGAAAGGAGGTAGCGCTATATGTTTGGTTTTACTTCCTTCGCTGTAGCACCGTTTGCGGCGCTGTCGGGCGTCACTCTGCAGCCGGCGCTGTTCACGAACACGAACACGTTCTACAGCCCGACGGTTGCACCCGGAGCGGTGACACTCGCCCCGGCACTGTTCACGAACACGAACACGTTCTACAGCCCGACGGTTGCGCCCGGAACGGTAACACTTACCCCCGCGCTGTTCACGAACACGAACACGTTCTACAGCCCGACAGTCGCGGGCGGCGTAGTCACACTGCTGCCGGCGCTGTTCACGAACACGAACACGTTCTACAGCGCCACGGTGACGCCCGGAGCGGTGACACTGTTGCCGGCGCTCCTCGTCAACACGAACACGTTCTACAGCGCCACGGTGACGCCCGGCGCGATCACACTGCTGCCGGCGCTGTTCACGAACACGAACACGTTCTACAGCCCGACAGTCGCCTCCGCGTACACGATCGCCCCCGCGCTGTTCGTCAACACGAACACGTTCTACACGGCGGCCCTAAGCTATGATCAATTCATAGAACCGGCCCTGTTCGTTAACACGAACACGTTCTACAACACGTTTGCCTACCTGTACCCGTTCCACCCGAACGACGTGCGCCCCGGAGGCAGTAGCGTCGTCCCGGGTCCGCGCGGGCCTATGCCGCCAGCGCCGAACGCGGCGCGTGGTGCCATGCCCCTATCTACTTCCGCGCGACAACCTATGCCCCTCCAGTAGAGTTTACACAGCGAGAGATCTTTGGTATGTTGCGACCGCCAGAAATGTTCGCCCGCCGTGGCAAGCTGCTGCCCTGATACAGCGAGCACAATGACATGGCCTATTCCAACACGGTATCGCAGACGGTGTTCACGACGCAGCGCGTTATCGACAACGCCGTGCGTCGCTGCCGTGTGCCTGCGGAACAGATCACGGCCGAGACGATCAGCATCGCCAACGACATGCTGTACCTGCTGCTGTCGGACCTCGCCAATCAGGGCGTGCCGCTGTGGTGCATCCAGAAGTGCATCTTCCCGCTGTACGAGGGCACGCCGACGATTACGACCTACACGGGCACGGTCGACCTGCTCAACACCAACCTGCGCTCACTGCAAGAGGTGACCGGCACCAACACCGACACCTCGACGAGCCGCACAGTGAACTTCGGCAGCGCCTCCGCCGCCACCGCAGTCAGCACGGTGGGCATCCTCTGGTCCGCCGCAGCCGTCCCCGTATCGCTGCAGCGCAGCATTGACAACGTGACGTGGACCATCATTCAGAACGAAGACCAGACCGCCGCCGCCGGCCAATGGACGTGGTTCGACCTGAACAGCAGCGTCGCCACCCAATACTTCCGCGTCGTGGCCATCACCGGCACGCTCGGTTTCAGCCAGATCTACCTCGGCAACACGCCGACCGAGATCCCCATGGCGCGCATGAACCGCGACGATTACACCAACCTGCCGAACAAGACGTTCCAGTCGAACCGGCCCCTTCAGTTCTGGCTCGACCGTCAGGCGCAGTCGCCGGTGCTGAACCTGTGGCCCGTGCCGAACGCGCAGGCCACCGTCTATCAGGTCGTCACGTGGATCCAGCGGCACATCATGGACGTCGGCACCATGGCGCAGGAAGTGGAAGTGCCGCAGCGCTGGTACGAGGCTATCGTGTCCATGCTGGCCGCCAAGATGGCGATGGAGATGATCGAGGTCGACCCGCAGATCCTCCCGATGCTCGACAGCAAGGCCGCGCAGGCGCTGGCGATCGCGCAGGCCGAGGAGCGCGACAACTCGCCGATGATGATCGCTCCCAACATCTCACCGTACACCCGGTGACGGCGTGGGCGTAGCCAAGAAACTTCTTGACCTCGCCGTGAAGGCCGCCCGCGAAGCGGAGGCTGCGCCGTTGGCTGTCCGCAGTGCGGCTAAGAAAGTTCCTGCGGCAGCCCGCAGTGTCGTGAAGGCTGTTCCTGCGGCAGCCCGCAGTGTTGTGAAGGCGTCCCCTTCCGACGTCATGCCAGCCGCAGAGCGCGCCGCTAACCTTAAACGCTGGCTTGGAAACAGCAAAGTTGTCGATGAAAAGGGCGAACCTCGGCGCGTGTACCACGGAACCGCTGACGTATTTGATACATTCAGCGACGCAAAAATCGGAAAAGGCGACCCCGGGTATTTGGGCAGGGGTTTCTATTTTGCTGACAACCCGTATGTGGCGGACACGTACTCTAAACTTCGGGCTGGCCCGCAAGAGCGTGTCATCGAGGCATATCTGGCGCTCAATAACCCTTTTAACTGGGGGCCGAAGGGTCTTGGCGTTCGGGGTCTTGTAAGTGAAGGGTCGCGGCTTCCTGAAGACATCCACGACGAGATAGCTCGGCGAACTGGCGTTTCGGGTCGCGTTTCGTATGAGGACAGACCTTACGCGGAGCGTGATGTTTCTTTGGCTGTGCGCGAGTTGCTTGAAGGCAGGGGCTACGATAGCGTGATCGCGACAGACGATTTCAGTGACAAGCCGATTGAGTTTGTTGCCTTCAAACCGACACAGATCAAGTCCGCCATCGGCAACCGTGGCACCTATGATCCCAACGATCCCGACATCTCAAAGGCCCGTGGCGGCCTCGCCGTAAAGCGAAAGGGCAAGCGATAATGCCGGTCTTTCTCGACACCAGAGGCAAGAGCACGCTCGGCATCGGCATCTGCGGCAGGTGCAGCCGCAAGATGAGCCTCGACGACCTGTACCCAGACCCGAACTACCCGGGGCTGCGCGTCTGCAAGGACGACATCGACCAGTACGACCCGTACCGTCTGCCCGCCCGGCAGCCGGAAGTTATCGCTCTCCAGTTTCCGCGACCGGACACCCCCCTCGCGCCATGAACACCCGAGGAGTGCTCCCCTCGGGCTGTGGCAGCGCTGGCGGTGCTTTATCCCCCCGCCGCCGGCGCTGTTCTACTGAAGGATGAAAGATGATTGAACAACTGATCAGCCGGGTCTTCTATGCCCGCAACGTCGCCCACTTCGAACACTGGCGCGCTACCGGCACGGGCAGCTTCGCCAAGCATCAGGCGCTGGGCGTCTTCTACGACAACGTCATCGACGCCATCGACGACCTCGTGGAGGCGTATCAGGGCGCGTTCGACCTGATCGGCAACATCCCGGGACCGGAGACGCCGAAGGGCGACGTCCTGAAGCTGCTCGAGGCTGACGCCGCGTGGATCGAGGAGAACCACGAG